CAAAAAACAAAATATTACCTACGACACATCGTATAAAACATCAACTCAATATGAAATCTTTTAAACAAAAGAAACACTAACAGATACAACTTAAATTATAATAGACAAATAAAAAAAAAACAATGGTAATACACAATGAAATATTTTGCACTTACAGACAAGAGCAAGAGAAAATAAACAAAGCAATACAACTGCTAAAAGAAAATGGCTATCTTATACACAAAGTTAAAAACTATGAAGCTAGAAACGATTAGAGATACAATCAAAGACCTTACACAAATAGACATCTTTGAACAAACAAGACGTAGGGAAGTAATAGAAATGCGCTCCGTAGCGAATAGATATATGAGCAAAGTAAAAAAGATGCGACTCACAGAAATAATGAGAGACTATGAACGTTGCGGATATAAGATACATCACGCAACCATACTTTACTCCTTAAAAAACTATGAACAAATTTGTTTCTACAACCCTGACATAAAACTTGTATTTAAAGCACTTATAGGGAATCCTAAACTTTATGTATTAAAACAAATACCAAAAGCCTCTGTAAAACAAATAGACAAAATACAAGAGATACTGTTAGGATGACAATAACCAACGAGGACAATATGGAACTAATGGCTAGGTATGATGATAATTACTTTGACTTGGCTATTGTTGACCCTCCCTATGGAATTAACGCTGATAAAGTTCAAAACGCAACAGCAGAAAAGAGAAAAAAAGCAAATGGTAAAAGTAGAGCTGGAAGAGGATGGAAAGAATATAAAGCAACTGAATGGGATAGCGAAATACCTAAAAACGAATATTTTAAAGAGTTGCTTAGAGTTTCAAAAAAACAGATTATATGGGGCGGTAATAACTTCCCATATATTTGGAATTATTCTAACAGTTTTATAATATGGAACAAGATGCAAAGAGATTTTAGTTTAGCAGATGGCGAATTGGCCTGGTATTCTGAAAACAATAAAGCAATGCGAACTTTTGATTTTAGTAGAGGTGGTGCCTTATCTGACAATAACAAAAATGGTGGTAGATTTCACCCAACACAAAAACCAGTAAAATTATATGAGTGGCTTTTAATGAATTACGCAAAAGAAGGAAATAAGATACTTGACACTCATCTAGGTAGTGGCTCAATAGCTATAGCTTGTCATAACTTAGGCTATGACTTGACCGCTTGTGAACTTGATAAAGAGTATTACGAGGCTGCTATAAAAAGAATAAACCAGCACAAAGCACAGATAAGAATGTTCTAAAAAAAAATAAGTTTGTTTATATATTATTAGTTTGATTAATCAAAGTTTTTCAAAATATGAAAGTAGAAAACAGAGGCGGTGCAAGACAAGGCGCAGGTAGGAAGCCAAAGGCACAAGAGCAAAAACTAATAGAACGCCTAGACAATATAATAGACAAAGATGAGGCAATACAAACCCTAGGGAAGTTAGTAGCAAAAGGGGATATGAGAGCCTTGCAGACGTATTTAAGCTATCGTTATGGTAAGCCTAAAGAAAGTATGGACATCAACTCTAGTGAGGGCTTAAACATCAATTTTAAAGACTTAATAAAATTCGTTGATTAAAGTAAAAAAAAAGTATCTGCCTATAATATCAAACGATAGTAGGTACTACATAGTAAGCGGTGGCAGAGGGTCTGGCAAGTCATTCTCAATCAATGCGCTTTTAGTGATGCTTACTTACGAATCTAAACATACGATCCTATTTACAAGGTACACTCTAACCTCAGCTTATATTTCAATTATACCAGAGTTCTTAGACAAGCTACAGCAGTTGCAAATGACAGAGAACTTTCACATAACTAAAGACGAGATAATAAACAAAAAGACTGGCAGCAAAATAATATTTAGAGGTATAAAGACCTCAAGCGGAGACCAAACAGCAAACCTTAAATCTCTGCAAGGTATTACGACTTGGGTAGTAGATGAGGCAGAAGAACTAACAGACGAGCAGAAGTTCGACACCATAGACCTAAGTGTAAGACAGCAAGGCAGACAAAACAGAGTTATTCTAATACTTAACCCCACAACCAAAGAACACTTTATATACAGACGTTTCTACGAGGACAGAGGCGTACAAGAGGGCAGCAATATAACCAAAGGTAATACAACCTACATACACACCACTTATAAAGATAATATAGAACACCTATCTAAAAGCTACATTGAACAGATTGAACAAATGAAGTTGAGACGTCCAGAGAAATACAAACAACAAATGTTAGGGTCTTGGATGAGTAAAGCGGAAGGGGTTATATTTAACAACTGGACAATAGGGGAGTTTAAAAGATACAGCGTAAGTGTTTGGGGTCAAGACTACGGCTTTGCAGTTGACCCTTCGACTTTAGTAGAGTGTAATATAAACAAAGCAACAAAGACTATATATTTAAAAGAGTGCTTTTATCTACCTAGACTTACAACCTCACAAATAGCAGAGCTAAACATAAAATACGCAAAGGACGGTTTAATAATAGGGGACAGCGCAGAGCCTAGACTATTAAGCGAAATAAAAGCAAAGGGTTGTAATGTAAAGCCTAGCATAAAAGGTCAAGGAAGTGTAACGTATGGGATAAGCCTCTTACAAGACTATGACTTAGTAGTAGACCCAGCAAGCACAAACCTAATAAAAGAACTCAATAACTACCGCTGGCTTGAGCGAAAGTCAAACACTCCAGTAGATGCTTATTGCCACCTTATTGACGCCGTTAGATACGCTATAGGCTACCAGTTGCAAAACCCAAACAGAGGGAAGTATATAGTTCACTAAAATAATTTAAAAACGTTTATATATTAGTATGAAACTTAATCTAAGAATACCAACAAGTTTAAACGAAATAACCCTAGCACAGTACCAAGAGTTTGCAAAGCTTGAGGCAGACCTAGGCAAAACCAAAGACACAGCAATACAATTAAAACTAGTCGAGATATTTTGTAAGGTGCCAGAGGTAGTTGTAAGAAATATGAAGGCTACAGACATAGCAGAGATATGCGAAATAATAAATACTATGTTTGACACCGAACACCAATTAATAAATAGATTCAGGCTCAAGGGGATTGACTACGGATTTATACCAGAGCTTGACGATATGTCTTTTGGAGAGTATATGGACTTAGATACTTTTATAAGTGACAATGATAATTTACACAGAGCAGTTAACGTACTATTTAGACCAATAGAACACAAACGAGGCAACCGATACAAAATAAAAGACTACAACCCTGATACAAGCGAAACAGCAAAGGACTTCCCTCTAGATGCAGTCTTAGGGGCTATTGTTTTTTTTTACAGTTTAGGAAAGGACTTATCAATGGTTATGCTGAACTCTTTGGACAGCAAGAACGAGAAGGCTTTAGCACAGCATCTAATTTCACATCCAAGTGGGGATGGTTTAACTCACTCTATGCAATCGCTCAAGGCGATATTACAAGATTTGAAAATATCACTAAATTAAATATACATCAATGCTTGACCTACTTAGAATACACAAAAGAAAAAAATCAAATAGAGTCAGCACAAATAAAAAACAAGTTTAAATGAGTCAACAAGGTATAAGAGGTTTTTACCAACTTACAGAAACAATAGAAACACAGCTACTAGCGGATGTTAATGTAAACACCGTCACTACTGGGGATATATTCGACATTGACTTATCAAAACAAAGCATATTTCCTCTGTCTCACATTGTTGTAAATTCTGTAACAGCTCAAGAGCAAGTATTGTCTTTTAATATTACCGTTATGGCTATGGATATAGTAGACGAGAGCAAAGAAAAAACAACAGATATATTCAGAGGCAATAATAACGAACAAGACGTATTAAACACTCAATTAGCGGTACTTAATAAACTAATAATGGTACTAAGACGAGGGACACTATATAGTGAGAAATTTCAACTTGAGGGAGACCCTACACTTGAGCCCTTTTACGAAAGGTTTGAGAATCGACTTGCTGGGTTTGCTGCCACAATGGACGTAATAATACACAATGATATTGACATATGTTAGGGGACAAGTTTTTAAGGGACGAGCTAAACAAGTTTGCAAAGTATGTGATACAACAAAGCCGCAGCAACTTAACTAAGGGCAAAAAGAACGTATCTAAGGAACTTTATAACTCTTTGGGGTATAAAGTATCAAAGAGCGGAGAAAGAACGTCCTTAGCCTTTGAAATGGCTGACTACGGCAAATATCAAGACAAGGGAGTTAGTGGTACTGAAAAGAAGTACAACACCCCTTACAAGTACACAAGTAAGATGCCACCTATTAAGGCTTTTGATAAGTGGGTAGTTAGGAAAGGGATAGCACCTAGGGGGTCTGGGGGGCAGTTTGCAAAGCGAGAGGGTTTGAAGTTTGCAATAGCAAAAACAATATTTAAAAAAGGTATAAGGCCAAGCCTCTTTTTTACAAAGCCTTTTGAAGCTGCTTTTAAAAGACTGCCTGACGAATTAGTAGAGGCCTATTCTATAGGGCTAGAAAAACAGATACAAGTAAACATAAACAAATGAGCAAGATAAACGTAAGAAGCCCTTTTTATATTTCAATCACAGCAACAAACCTAACTAGCTGTCAATTAGAATTATTTATATATACTGGCACCCAAACAAGTAGTAGACCTTCTGCAGCCACTTATACGCTAAATTCTTTTGCAGTTAATAACGTATGCACTTTTGAAATAGCAGAACTTGTAAGAGACTATTTTGACAATGAGTTTGACGGAGATTACAGCACTTCTATCTTTTGGGTTGACTACAGAACTACAAACACAATACAAACTACTGTAGGGTCTGCAACAGCCTTTACACAACTCAAAGGTTTTTATGGCTACGGCTTTTTTGAGGACGGAGTACAAAACAATACTCTTAACTCCGATACAAGTGCTACAACTTCATCTTACATAAACAACAAGGCGGTATTACAATCAAACACAAAGATTGTCAAGCTAGATGACGCGCCAGCGGTTATTGCTGTAGATAGGTCTTTAGCAACTAGAGTAACGTATCTTAAAAATGGTACTCAAGTTTACACAGAAGAGATAACCTCTACAACAAACAGCAGCACACAAATTAAATACGTTACAAGCGGTGTAAACGGATCTGATGAATTTGAGGACAGAGTAATACAAGACGGCGGTATATTCGAGGGTAGCGATTGTCTCACTAATTTCTCAAAGGAGTTTACTTTATTCGACTTCGACACAATACTTGTAGACAGTTCTTTGGGGGTCACAAAACTAACAGTAACAAACGAGGAAGAGTGTAAGTTCACACCCCTTAAAATAACCTTTATAAACAAGTACGGAACATTACAAGACATCTGGTTTTTTAAGAGATCAAACGAAGCCCTTACAACAAAGACAGAGGACTTTAAAAAGAACATCATAAGCGCAGCGAGTTACGACATAAGTAAACACCAAAACAAAACATTAGAAAAAAACGGCAAAGAGAAACTTACCTTAAATACTGGTTACTACCCTGAAGCTTACAATGACGTCTTCAAAGAGATGCAACTAAGTGAGGACTGTTGGATAGAGATAGACTCTAAGACATTGCCTATAAAAGTAACAAGCAGCTCGTTTGCTTACAAGACTCAACTAAAT